GGATCTTGATATCCTCCAGCAAGGTTCCATACAATAGGTTTGTTAAGCTTCTTCGCAACCTTGAAAACAATATCATCTCGACGCTTCATTTGCTTAGTGGTAAGATACCCACCAAGCGGATCTTCAATATGAGGATCAGCTCCAGCTTGATAAAACAGAATTTCGCATTCGTTGAATTGTTGAATCAATTCAGTTTCCAACTTATTCAACCAAACATCAAAATCCATTCCATTTTTCACTAATCCACCAAAAGTAAGGTGTTCAATTAAATCAGAAGCACCTTCGATTTTATCAATAATATCTACAGTTCCATTTCCGTAATGAGCATCAAAATCAATGATCCCAATCTTTTTGACGCCATAATCTCTCCAAAGAAGCATAGCAGCGATCATAAGGCCATTAAAAGTACAGAATCCACCACAAGTGTTATAACAACTATGGTGAAAACCGCTTGTAGGGCTCATTGTGGCTGTTCTGTTTGAAAGAGCATACAGTGCCGCATGAAAGAAACTTCCTGTTGTATAGGGTAAACTAGCAGCCACAGAAGCCAATTTGTTTCCAAATCCATTCGGGCTACGAAGATTCAGAATATCGTCAACAAATTTTGGATTGTGAGCGATAGAAATATCGGCTTGGCTAAGAGGAAGCCAATCAGAAGAAACTTTAACACGACCAGTTTTCTGAAACTGATTTACAATTTGTTCTGGTTTTCCGGCAGAAGGAGAAAATGAAGAATTGTTGTTTACGGATTGATTCGAAGAATAAAAGACATTTAGTTTTTTCACATTATATTCCTTTCATAGTTCAATATACAGAACTTTTGAAAGAAATTAAAATGATTTATTTATCTTGGTCTACCAAGCGGGCCACCAGAAGCTTTGGCACCACCGCCCAAACTAAACATATCTTTCAAATGACTACCAATAGATTTAGTTAGTTTACCTGTAACTACAGATTCAAGCTCTGAAAGTTTGTGAACATCTGGATACATTTCACTTGCGACTGAAGCAAGTCTTGTTACAAGTTGTGGATTATCATTAATATCTCTAAGGAAAAGTTTTACATCAAAGCCTTGGAAACGTTGAAATGCACTTTTAACAAGTTTTTCTTTTGAACTGCTACCAAAACCAAAAAAAGTTTTCTTTTCTGGTCTTGATAAAACTTCAACATTATCTTCATCTGAGAATAAATCAACAAAGGCATTTAAAAATTCAACAGCTTCTGGAAGCTTTTTTTCCATTATTTTCATTGAATCTTCAACGTCTCTTGAAACATTTTGATGTCTTTCATGTTCTAATTCGTCGGGAGACATGAAACTTCCTAAAGTCATTCCTTTTTTTTCTGAGGAAGATTTTGGGAATTCTAAAGATGATGATCCTGAATATCTTGAGATACCTCTTCTGCCAGATTCTGGTGGTCTACCAAAAACTTCTCTCACTATTCCTGCTGTTCCGAATGAGCCACCGCCGCCATATCCACCAAATCTAGAAGGAGAGGATTTTGTTTGTGACAAATCTTCAACATTTCTCAAAGATTCAACAGCTTTAATTAAATCATTGAAATTGTCATCAATATATAAACCAATTTCGTTTGTTGATGTTTCGCTGCGTAGATTTTTCAATAAAAACGCAACTGAAGCGTCTTCATCTGTTATGTAATTAAGTCCTTCATTTAACCGACGAGCTATTTTAATTTCTCTTTCTATTAAAGAATAGGAATAAATTTTTTTTAAAGATTGATTTATTTCAGATATACAGGCGTTTTTTCTTTTACTGAGCTTGGAACTCTCAGTAATTAACATTCGATCTATTTTAGCTTCTTGTAAAATTGTCTTTATTTTATTTAACTCATTTTGTTTTTTGTACTTTAAATATCTGGAATAATTCATATAATAAGCCTCTTCGAATAAGTATACTATTTCATTTTTTTTGAAAAAATTTTTTCAACTTGATGGTTATAAATTCTGATTTCATTAATCGTCAACTCTTCTTCAACTTCTGAATATAGTTTTTTAACCATACAAAAATCACATTTTAACATTTTTGCATTGTGCTTTTTAAAGCTTTCAAGTGTTTTAATTTTTGTAAGTTGCCAATCCTGAAGTTCAATACTCCAACAATGATTATTGAAATATTTACAAATAATTTCAAGCAAAAATGTTTGAAATTTATAGCGAAGAACTTCTAGGTTTGAAAATTTCTTCCAAGAGAAATAATTTGAAATAACTAGATCAGTATTTTCCATATACTGATTATAACATACAGTATTATTTTTATAAACAATTTTCAGTATTGCATTACTGCGTTATCATAACGTAGGGTTAAAGAAATTTCCATCATATCTGATCCTTCGTATGATACTTCACCGAATTTAGCAGATGTGATAAATGCTCCTTTAATATCCCAAAGTTGAATAACCGTTCCAACTGGATCAAGTTGTTTGAACTGCACGTCACGTTTATAAAAGTCTGCGTAGCCAGCACGACCTGACACTGATTCAAAGTGTAAACGTACCCATTCCATGACTTGTTGTGCGCCAGATGGAGCAATTGGATCGTGCAGGGTTACGTTAATTGCTTCAAAGGTTGTTACACCAGCAACATAACGCTTTGAGTTGATCCAGTGAATTGTTTGTTCTTCTGTTTTTATTTCTGGTTTTGATGCTGTTTTGATCAGGAATGCATCAATACCTTCAATTGCAAATACGAAGTGACGCTTAAAGGTGGGCGTAAACTTCGCTGGTAGCATTTCTGGAACGGTTAATGTCTGAGCCATTTTGATAATCTCCTATTTCCTAATTATTTGTTTTTTTATTTTATCAACCAGCAAAGTTGTCACGGTTGGTTACTACAAAGTCAATGCTTACAAATTCCAAACTTGTTGTTGGAATGAGGAAAATCTTCCCACGAATTGTTTTATTATCAAGATCTGCTTGTGAAGTTGTTGTTGTATCGATTGCTACTCTGTATGCTTCAATGCCACCAGCAGACTGATAACGTGCAAGAATTGGCTGTACAGCAGCATTAAATGCTTGTAGGGTTGAAGCCCTTGCTGGTTCAAATAGGAATCGATTTCCAACAGCACGGACTTCACGACGCAAAGCAATCAAAAGTCTTCTTACGTTTACACGATTGAGAAGTGATTCTTTGTTTAGAAGAGTCTTTTGCCCCCAAACAACTGGACCAATTCCTTGCTTGCTGAGAAGTGGGTTCAAACGAGCAACATAAAGTCTATCTGCGCTTGGTTTATCAACTACAGCAGCAAAATCTGTAACATTTGTAAGAACCCCACGAACTGAACCTGCTGGTGCGTTAAATGGTTGTGCTACTGCATCGTTTTTTGCATATGCTCCAAATGCAACCACTGAGCTTGGTGTCTTTTCATAGACTGTTCCATTGTCAAGACGAACATTTACATCAGGGAAGTACGATGCTGCAAAACTGCTATTTACTGCTCTTGCAACAAATTGATTTGCTGTTTGAGCAATGCTTACATTTTCATATGAGCCTGTAAGGTTATTACCACTTGCATCATATTGTTCTGGGTCCATGATGTAAAAGCAATCAAAACGATCTTGTTCGACAACATTAATTGCTGTGTCTGTTACATAACGTACACGAATGCCGGGAACAATCAGAAGTTGCATGTTAACATCATTAACATCCGATACGATATTAAGAGAAGTCATGTAGCTTGTTAAGGTAGGACCAGAAGTAAGACCACGGCTTGTTTGTGTTATTTCTTGTGCTACCGCTGCATTCTTAAGATAACGTGTATTTGGATCAAAAATATTTACACCATCAAAACCACGTTCAAGGTAGAAACTAAATTTGGCAAGAGCTTGTACTGAAGAATTACCAGAAAGGTCTGCAACAGTCAAACCACGAGTTTTTGTTGTATTGTCTGCCGCAATTTGTCCGGTACGAACATAGCTCCAATTAAGAAGGGCTGTTGTGCTTACGTCTGGAACATTTCCGCTACCTGTTACAATCTTAACTTTTTCCAAGGAGAAAAGGTTATTATTAAACTTATCGGCATCCAAGACGCCACTATCTGACGTTGCTGCTGTTCCTTCATTGCCGTAAACAGAAAATGGAACATAACCAAGAGCGCCTGACAATGTTGGATAATATTTGCTGAAGCTATACAAACTATCATTGAACAGTGTTGAACCATTTGGATCTGTAAGGTTTACTTGATATTGGAAATGAACACCCCAAAAAAGGTTTGTATCAACACCAGCACTCGATGCAGCTTTTTTGATATTTAGACGCATTGGAACAGGTGGTTGTGAAGCAAGATAAAGTGGAACACTTCCTATTGATGCAGAATAGTAGGAAGAAGTGATATTGACAAGAGAACTTGAGCCTTGGGTTACAAGATGTTGTGGCCCACGGAATCCAAATGGGATTGCACTTGGATCAAGCTCACCAGCATCTACTGCATCTGATAATTCAACACGAACATAGCGTGAATTGTTTGCAAAGTCTCCTGTGGTTGTAACCTTTTGTGAGCTTGAATCTGTATCAAAGTTAAAGAAGTTGTTAATTGTTCCAATTTTGCGAGCAATAAAATTTGGCGAAGATGGATCAAGAGTACAACGTGCAAAAACTTCTAGAGGAGTAATTGCACCAATTTCATCACGATCTGTCATTGGACGAACCAGAACATCAAATGTGCCATATGGAGAAAGTGCTGTGCCGGGATTGATATTCATGATAGATATTTTGACATCACCATTGCTTACTTCACCATCAGAAAGATGGTGAAAGCGGAAAAGGTTTTGTGGAACGCCACCAAATCCTTGGGAGACAACCCAAGGAGAGAATGCGTGACCGTAACGGTCTTGGAAGCCTTCGAAGTTTGGTGTTGTTGTAGAGAATTGATTTGAAACATGGCCGAATTGCCCAGCAGAACCAGAGCTTGGCACTAGGAATGCAATGTTTTGTTTTGTTCCATAAAGACCATCCGAGGCTGAATCAATAACTCCTGAGCCTGTTGGTACGGCAAATGCTCCATATATGTTGAAGGAAGCATAAAGTAAGTGACCGGCTTCTTGCAACTTTAGTGGATCTGTGTTGAGAACATTTGGGAAAAAGCTACCAACGGAAGTTGGATCAAAGCTTAGATTATATACATTTGGATAACGAGCATCTGTCCCTTTGTGCCCATTTAGATAAAGACTGAATGTTTGCAATCCAGAACCAAGATCTACAGATCCTGTATATGCCCCATTTGCTCCATTTTCTGCTGCAACAGTAGCTGAAGATGGAGCTGGAGAAGGTTGCGCTGCTGAAGAAAGACGAAGAACAACTCCAGATGGAGCCATTAAAATACCACGAACAATTGGCACTGCCGATGGACCAGATTGCAGTCCTGCTTCGGAGAAAATCGTTGATCCAGCAGATTCACTCATAAAGCAACCAAGGATATAAGTGCTTCCTGTTACTCCTGTTGAATTAGCAAATACGTTATTTCCTAGAATACCATCTGAACCTGACGGGAGTTGAGCTCCAACAACAAATCCTGCACTTTGTACGACACCTGTATTTGTGTTTCTTGAAGAGCCATCACCGGCCCCAAGAACACGCACTTGCATTAAGGGAACTGTTGTATTTGTGAACCATTCACGGGCAGATAAAAACCCAAGAGGTGTATTAGCGTTAATGCCACCAAATACAGAAACGTAGTCACTCAGAGTTGTAACCATAGTAGGAACAAATGCTGGTCCCTTAACTGTTGGTGAAATTACACAGCCGGGAGTACCAGAAGGCACTCTGGATGTAGGTGCGCTTAGATCTGTCTCAGTAATCGTAGTATAAGGACTTTGTGATGGAACTGCCATTGCTTATCTCCAATAAGATATTAAACGTTATGAATAAATAGAACGAATAAAAAAAAACTGCTGCCTTTCAGCAGCAGTTTTTCTTTTCAAATGTAAATGATTGAAATTACAGTGTAACGCCTGATGGGAGAATTACGAAATCCATAACGATGTATTCGATTGCTCTTGTTGGAAGAACACGAATTTGTACATTCATGCGGTTGCTATTGACATCTTCTGTGGTGTTATTGCTGGCATCACAAACAATCTTGAATTTTTCAATCCCTTGTTGTAGTTGAACAGCGGCGAGAACCAGAGTAGCTTCATTAACAAAACGTGAACGTGTTGCTGGAGTGTTTTGTTCGAATAGAATACGGTTGCCAATAATGACCATTTGACGTTTAACTTCAAGAACCATTCTCTTAACGTTAATT